GACGCTGAGGAATACCAGGGCCACAACTACACCCGCGTTTATGTCGAAGAGGTAACAAACTTCCCTTCCCCTGGCCCGATCGACAAGCTCCGCGCGACCCTCCGCTCTGCCGTCGGCGTCCCTACCGGCATGCGCCTAACCGGCAACCCTGGCGGCCCCGGACACAACTGGGTCAAAGCCCGTTACATCGACCCCTGCCCTGCCGGCTACAAGATAATCACTGAGGAGACGGAAATTGAAATCGACGGAATTCTCCGAACTGTCAGTCTCTCTCGAGTCTTCATCCCCTCCAAGCTCGGCGACAACAACCTCCTTCTCCGAAACGACCCGACATATGTGCTTCGACTACGCCAATCAGGCTCCGAAGCCCTCGTCCGCGCATGGCTCGAAGGTGACTGGTCCATCATCGACGGGGCATTCTTCTCCGAATTCTCAGAACTTCTCCATGTGGTTTCTTCTCTCGACGTGCTTCCGCGCATTCCCCCAGGAGCTCTTCGCTTTCGCAGTTTTGACTGGGGCTCCGCGAAACCTTTTTCCGTCGGTTGGTACGTTGTGGCTGATGGAACTTGGGGCGTACCTGAGCGGCCTAAATTCCCTAGGGGTGCGCTGATCAAATACCGGGAGTGGTACGGGGCTTCGGGAATTAACAAGGGGTTAAAAATGGAAGCCGGGATGGTGGCGCAAGGGATTGTCGAACGCGAGAAGGGGGAAATCCCCCGGTATGGCGTGGCTGACCCTGCGATCTACATCCGCGACGGAGGGCCGTCCATCGCCGAGATGATGGCGGTTAAGGGCTGCATGTGGCGCAGGGCGGACAACAAACGTCTCGCTGGCGCGGCCCAGATGCACACCCGGCTCCAGGGCGAGAATGGCATCCCGATGCTTTACTTCACTGACTCCTGCGTCGATTCCATCCGCACAATTCCTACCCTCCAGCATGACGAAATCAACTCCGAGGACGTAGACACTGACGGGGAAGACCACGCGTATGACGAAACCCGCTACGCAGTCATGTCGCGCCCCTGGGTTCCCCGCAATGCCCCGGCGAAAGTTTCCAGCTTCCCGAAGCACCCCGGCGCGATGACTATCAACGACGTACTCAAACGGCGGCAGGCTGAGCGCTCCGCCGCGTCCCCTTACTAAGAGGTAATTAATGGAAACGCAAACCCCTGTGCAGCTGTGGCTGGCGGAGATTCAGTCTGCACTCGACCGGGAGAAGGGCTTTCGAAAAATCGGCAAGCGCGTCACGCGACTGTATGAAGCCGGTGCCTCCTCTGAAGCCGAGGCCGCGCAAACCCCCTTCAACATCCTCTACTCCAACACGGACACGCTGCTGCCGGCGCTCTATAACGCCGTGCCGCGTCCGGTAGTTCAGCGCCGGTATAAGGACGAGTCCCCACTGGGGAAGGAGGCCGCGAAGGTCGGGCAGCGGCTGCTGGAGTTCCAACTCGACGCTTCCGATGCGGAGTACGAGACGTTCGACGACCTGATGCAGCTGTCCGTGCTCCAGGCGCTCGTCCCCGGTCGCGGGATGCTGCACTTCAAATACGAAGCCTCCTTTGAGAAAGAGTCCTCCGCGGAGCCTTCCGAAACCATCGGCCACGACGCGGAAGAGTTCGACGAAATCGAAGCCGCCGAGACCGCCACTGGCGACCCCTCCGCACCGCACCAGTTCGAGTCCGTCGCCGGGGAGAATGTCGTCGCCGAGGGCTGTCCCTGGGACTACTTCATCCACGGCTATGCACGTACTTGGAAAGAAGTCCCCTGGGCAGCCTTTCGCTACGACATGACGAAGGAAGAGCTCGTCAAGAACTTCGGCGAGGTGGCTGCCGGGATTTCTCTCGAAGTGGACGACGACTCCCAGGCGTCCTACTCCGGCGAGAACAAGCGCCGCCTTCCCTCTGTCGAGGTGTGGAAAATCTGGGACCGCGCTACGAAGAAAGTCCTCTTTGTGTCGCAGTGCTACGCAGACGGCTTTCTCAAGGAAGTTGACGACCCGCTCGGCCTGTCGGGGTTTTTCCCCTTCCCGGAGCCGCTGACGTTTTTCCCGAAGCTCTCGTCAATCACCCCGACGGCGCTTTACGTCCAGTACGAATCCCAGGCCGAGGAACTCAACGTCGTAACGACGCGGATCAAGTCCCTGACCAAGGCGATGAAGATTCGCGGTGGCTACGACGCGACGATTCAGGAAGTCGAGCGAATCCTCACTGCAGAAGACAACACCCTAATCCCCCTGGAAAACATCGCGGCACTCGGCGACCAGCGCGGGATCGACAAGGCAGTCTTCTTCATCCCGATCGAGAAGTACTTCCCGATTCTGCAACAGCTCCTGGCCCAGCGACAGGCGATTAAGCAGGTCATCTATGAAATCACTGGCGTCTCCGACATTCTCCGCGGAGCCTCCGTCGCGTCGGAAACCGCCACTGCACAAAACATCAAAAACCAGTGGGGCACCCTTCGACTCAAGCGTATGCAGAAACGCGTGGCGAAGTACGCGTGCGACTGCCTCCGGCTGATGCTCGAAGTCTCCGTGAAGCATTTTTCCGTGGAAACCATTCGCCAGATGACGGGCCTGCCCTACCCGACGCGCGCGGAACAAGCCCAGGCACAATCCGCGATGCAGGAGCTTCAGCTCTCTGGTGCTATGTCCGGGCAGCCGGTGCAAGTCCCCCCGGAACTCCAGAAGGTGCTCGGCACTCCGACTTGGGAGGACATTCTCGAAGTCCTGCGCAGCGATCTCCAGCGCGCGTATAAAATCGACATTCAGACCAATTCGACTGTCGATGCCGAGGCCACCGAAGACAAGGCCAACATCGCGGAGTTCATGAACGCCCTGGCGCAGTTCTTCAACGCCATCGCTCCCGCTGTTCAGGCCGGTGCGCTGCCCTTTGAAGCTGCGAAAACGCTCCTTCTGGCGATCGTCCGCCGGTTCCGCTTCGGCCCTGAAGTCGAAGACGAGCTGCTGAAGATGGTCCCGCCGCAGCCTCCCGCTGCTGAAGGCGACGGGGGTGCCGCCGAGGCCGCAAAGCTCGAACTCGAAGCCAAGCAGAAAGAACTCCAGCTCAAGTCCGCCGCGATGCAGCAGGAAATGGCCTTCAAGTCCGCCGAGCACGAGTTCCGAATGAAAGAACTGCAGCAGAAATCTGCCCTGGCTGAGGCGAAGTTTGCTATGGATATGAAGCAGATGCAATTGCGTGCGGCAGCACCAGCGGCTCCGGCAGCCGGTAAATCCGCGCGTATTACAAAATCATAATCCAAGGGGATTATCATGCCGCTCTACTCTTTCCGGTGCCGCGCTGGGCACGACTTTGACCGCATTCTCTCCCTGGCGAAGTTCGACACGCCGCAGAGCTGCGACTGCGGGGAGCCCGCTGCTCGTGTAATCACTGCCCCGGCCATCCGCATGGACTACCCTGGCTACGCCTGCCCTGTCACCGGCGACTGGATCGAGGGCCGTAAGGCCCACAGGGAAAACCTCGCCAAGACCGGCTGCCGGATTCTCGAGCCGGGGGAGACTTCCGCCGTAGCCTCCCGCCAGCAGTCCTCTGAGGCGGCGCTAGACGCAGCGATTGACTCGACAACTGACGAGCTAATCTCCAAGCTCTCCGCACGCGACAAAGAGCGCTTAGCCGCTGAAATGGACTCCGGACTGTCCGCAGAGATTGTCCGCACCTAACAACCAAAAACCGAAGGGAAACTATCATGGACGGTCTGCACGAAGAGAAGGAACCTTCCTTTGATCTGGCGAGTGCTGTTGCTGATCTGGGCAAAGATCTGTTTGGAAGCTCCGAAGGGGAGTCTGATGATGATAACGATACTCACGGCGGTGACGCTGGTGATGCTGCTGGGGCTGCTGCTGTCGCTGGTCGCGCTGAGCCTGACGCGGCTGCTGTGGTGGCTGACGAGCCCGCTGCGGAAACTACCGAAACTACCGCGGCGGAGGCAGTAGCCCCGCCGAAGACCTGGCGCCCGGAAGCCGCGGGTATGTGGGCGCAGCTCCCCCCTGCGGTACAGCAGGAAGTCCTCAAGCGCGAGTCGGACATCTTTCAAGGCATCGAGCAGTATCGCGACCTCGCCCAGGCCGGCAGAGCTTTCCAGCAAACCATCGCCCCATTCCAAGAGAACTTCCGCCAGGCCGGTCTCGACCCGGTCGCGACTGTCGGGAACCTCCTCAATGCGCATCACATCCTGGCCCGCGGCACTCCCGACCAAAAGCTCCAGCTCGTCCGCGCTGTAATCTCCGACGCCGGGCTCTCCGCGGAAGATCTTCTCGCCGAGGCGCCTTATGTCGATCCGGCAGTCTCCGGCTTGCAAACCGAACTCAACTCGCTTAAATCTCAACTCCAACAGCGAGAGTCGCGGGAGCTGGAAACCCAGCGCGCAACCCTCCAAGTGCAGGTGGAAAAGTTCTTCGCTGACCCGGCACATAAATACGCCAACGAAGTCGCCACCGAAATGCACCAACTGATTGTCTCCGGCCAGGCGCCTGACCTCGCCTCCGCCTACGACAAAGCAATTTGGCTCAACCCCGTCGTCCGCGTGCGTGTGCTTGCAGAACAACAAGCCACCGCCCGCGCCGCTGAGGAAAAGGCCGCCGCGGAGAAAGCAGCCGCTGCGAAATCCGCAGCCTCCGCGAATATTCGTTCGACGCCTAAGCGTGGTAGCACAGCAGCCGCCGCACCGAAGAGCATCGACGAGACGCTGCAGGAAACCCTCGCGGCAATACAAAGCCGCTCGTGAACTAAGGAGTCTCTCAAATGCCCTCTCCCAATGCTGTATTCACCGAACTGGTGACCACCACCTGGCGCAAGCACGCTAAGGATCTCAAGGACAACTTGTCCAAGAACAACGCTCTCCTGCGCCGCCTCGACAAAAAGGGCATGAAGCGCAAGGAGGACGGCGGCTTGACGATCGTCCAGGGCCTTGACTACGCCGCGAACCAGACCTACCAACGCTACTCCGGCTATGACGTCCTGAACGTCGGCGCTTCCGACGTCCTGACTGCCGCCGAGTTCCAGTGGCGCCAGATCGCGATCAACGTGGTCGCTTCCGGTCTTGACCTCCGCATCAATAACGGCGGGAACAAGATCGTCAACCTCGCCAAGGCCCGCATCAAGAACGCCATCCGCACCGCGAAGAACAACTTCTCCGTCGATTTGTACTCCGACGGTACGCTGGCTAACCAGATCAACGGCCTCCAAGCCCTTGTCTCCGACACCGGCGCCGGCACCGTGGGCGGGATTGACTCGTCCACCTGGACGTTCTGGAAGAACAAAGTCCAGTCCGCCGCGGCCCCGATTGGCGGCGGCGCTGCCGTCACTCCCTCCGCCTCGACCATCGAATCCCTGATGCTCGGCCTGTGGCTGGAACTCGTCCGCGGCGATGACAAGCCTGACCTCCTGATCACCTCCAACGACTACTTCACGATGTACGAGCAGTCCCAGGTCGCGATCAAGCGTTACACCTCCTCCGACGAGGCCGACGGCGGCTTCGCCTCGCTGAAGTACAAGAACGCGGACATCATCTTCGACGGCGGCAGCGGCATTCCGGCCTCGCGGATGTACTTCCTCAACACCGACTATATCGAGCTGGTCGAGCACACCGAAGCCGCCTGGACCGAGATGTCGGAACTCCAGCCCTACAACCAAGACGCTGTGGTTATCCCGATTCTGTGGATGGGCAACCTGACTACAGGCAACCGCAGCCTGCAAGGCGTGCTGAAGCCGTAAGCGTCAATTACGCGCGGATTATACTTTCATAATCCGCGTGAACCTCACCCATTCTTAGGAGTCCCTGCCATGCCCTTTACCATTCCTATGGTCGGTGCGAATCCCTCCCGCCGCACCACTGCCCGCGAGTTCAAGCTCGGTACGTCCCAGCTCGACGACTCGAACCAAACCTGGGTCTACGTCCAGGCGTCCGAAGCCGTTGCCACCGGCACCTGCACTGTCTCCGGTGCTTTTGCCCTGACCGACGCTGCCGGCAATTACACCGCCGACGTGGCGTTTGTCTCCGGCGAATACGGCTGGGTTCGCAAGACCACCAGCCCGCTGTAACCGACCGCAACCAACCGACTCCCTTCGGCTTCCTCAGGGGCTTCGGCTCCTGGGGTTTTTTGAAAGGGAGCAACTGCCAAAGGGAATTGTATGTCCGTTCATATTCAGCAAGCCCGTCCGCCGCATGTGGTTTTTGAGCGCCGGGCGGAAGAAGATCGCCAGGCCTCCATCGAGCAGGGGCGGTATGTTGCCCGCGACGCCGACTACGCGATTGTCACACCTGCCGGGAGCAAAGACCGCGTTGAGCGCCTTGTCTCCGACTGGTTCTCCATGCTGGCCGGCGAAGTCCGCTCCGAGCGTTGGCCGCAAGCTTGGCTCGACCAGCTCAAGGCCGGGTATGAGGCCTGGAAGCTCGGGCAAACGCCCCCGGAATCTGGCACGCCGCTGACAACCTGGCCCGCACTCTCTCCGGCGCAGGTGAAGAACTGGCAGCAGATCGGCATCCGCACGGTGGAAGAACTTGCCGAAGCGAACGAGGAAACGCTCTCTGCTTACGGCATGGGCTCGCGGGATATGAAGGCCCGCGCCGGCCTGTTCCTTGCCAACGGCGCCTCTGACTCCGGGCCGCT